TCAGAGGAAAAGCGGCAGCACGGCCGGACGGCCCGCCGCAAAGGACCCGATCTGCCGGATCTCGATCGCCACTGCTCCGCCGCCATCGGCAGCGATCATGGCCGCATCGTAGGACCAGGCGGCCTCAACGATTTCCACCCTGCGGAGGAGAGCGCCGCCACGCAGCACCCTCACCTCATAGCGTTCGCTCTGCTCGGTCAGCGGCGCATCCGACCCGCTGAGCCAGCGCCACCCACCCCTGCTCCGCCGTGTCCAGCCAATCGTCCATCCGCCCGATCCGTCCGCAACGGCGCGCACATGCACCGGAGACGGCGGGATCAGCGCCTCGCCGCTCACCACCAGCGCCGCTTCCGCCGGTTCCGCATCACCGGCCCCGATCGCCGCCAGACGGAGAAGCGCCCCCGGCTCGACACCGCTCTGCGCCACGAAGGGTTCGGCCAGCCGCTCCTCCTCCAGCAACAGAAACGCCTCGCCCGGTTCATGCGCCCCCATCGCCCATTCCGTCCCGCACAGGCCCCGCCGCAGCCCTTCCAGCCGGAAGCTATCCGGCCCCGTCTGCGCCACGCGCGAAAACTGGATCAGTTCACGCCCCGCCAGCGCAAGATTGCGCCCAGCGGACAAGGCCGCCTCGTCCGCATCCGCCAATTCCATGTCCGCCGATCCCAGCGTGACATGCAAGGCGTTGGGCTCATCGATCATCGTCGCGCTGCCCGGCAGCAGCACGCCGTCCACCCGGCCCATCACCGCGGCCGGAGCGGTTCGTCCCACGGGCGCCGCCTCGCCGCTCGCGCTCATGGAAAACAGCGCCGCGCCCCGCCATCCCGCCCCGCCGCTTGCCGCGGCCACGATTACCGGAGCCACGGCCGAACCATCCCTGATTGGCGGCAGGTCGACGAGCATCAGTTTCGTCGGTCCATGCGGCGCATCTTCCTGCCGCACCACCGTTCCCGAAGATGCACCGGCGGGCAGCACCGCCTCCGCTCCCGGCACGCGGCGCAGGGTAAGGCGGACCGCCATCCCCTCCCATTCCCGTTCCTCGATCCGCCATCGGCCCGGCGCGCCTTCCACGCGCACCACATCGCCAGCCTCATGGCGCAGGGCATCCCAGCCGCAACGCAGGGACATGCTCGATCGCCCTGCCCAGGCATGGGCCAGCCGCCGCGCCGCCAGCGTCCGCGCCGCATCGCCTGAAAGCACGGCGGGCAGGTCGATGCCCTGCTCCGTCCTCCCCGGCCCCGGACGGCTCACTCGCTGGACGCCAGCCTGATAGTCCCGCTCCGCATCATAGTGACGAAGCGATAGCGCGGCCGGAACGCCTTCCGCCGCCGCGCCCGACCGCTCGGATGGCTCCAGCCTGCGCCCGTTCACTCGCTGGCACAGCCCTTCACGCCCAATCTCGACCGGAGTCCCCTCGACAACGGAACCGGCAAGCCCCAGCCCCCCGCCGTTGTCGACAAAGGCAAGGTCATGCGCCTCGATCAAGGGAGCCAGCGCGTCCGCCACGTCGCGTCCACCCGCCGCATAGCCATCCACCGCGCCCGGCAACCCTCCGGCCAGCACATCCCCGCACAGCTCCCGCGCGACCGCGCCGATGCCGACAGCGCCCTCATCCGCCTCCACCTCGAACGTCAGCGACGGGATGCGATTGCCATAATCCGCCAGTTGCAGATCCTCGAACACCGCATAGGCGATGCCGCGATGCGCGGTCGCGCGCGCCAGCCCCTGCGCCGACGCGATCAGCGGGTCGGCCGCCTGCTCCTCCCCGCCGTCATGCAGCCGGAAAGCGCCCAGTTCCGTCTTGAAGTCTCCCGCCGCACCGCGCAGCAGATTGCCATCGGCCCAGATACGCCGCACCGCCCTCACCTTCCGCGCGGACAGGGCAACCGCAAAGCTCGATGAATAGCTGTAGCTGGTGACGCTCGGCCGCCCCTTGCCCCCGCCGCTCCTGCTCCGCTTTTCCTTGAGGTCCGTCGCCCAGATCACCGTGCCAGCGACGCGCATCGTGCCGAAAATCTTCGGTATCTGCGCGCCATAGGTCGACGTCTGCACCTGCAAGTCCGCCAGCCGCCGCCCTTCCACGCCCTTGGGCCTGAACAGCACCGCCTGGTCCAGGCTGTTGCCGATCAGCCCGCCGATCGCCGCGCCCAGCGGCCCGCCAATGGCGGTGCCCAGCGCCGTCAGAACGATAGTCGCCATCTCTCCTCCTGTTCCATTCGCCAGTGGCCGATCACCGGCCAGGGTGACGGCCCCGGCATCTCGACCACGCGCCCCAGCCCCGCATGGGCGTGCACATGGCCGCCCGGCACCACCACCATCAGATGCAGTTGCAACGGCCCCGGCCGCACCAACGCCAGACTGCCGGGCCCGCCGCCATCCGTTTCCACCAGCCCCGCCCCGGCCAGCCAGCCGCGCGCCACCGCTTCATTTCCTGAACGCAGGCCATATCCGCGCGGCGGCATCCCCTTGTGCCCCGCCCGCGCTAACGCCAGCACGGCCAGCCCCACGCAATCCACGCCCCGCTCCGCGCTGCGGCCGTGCAGGCGGAAGGGCGCGCCTACCAGATCGCGCGCGGCGGCGACGATCCGCGCCGCCCTCTCTTCATCGCTCATGCGCCGGGATAGCGGGTCAGCAGATCCGTCCCCGGCAGATAGGGTTCGCCCCGGAAATTGGCGGCATTGCCAAAGCGCGTGGCGCAACTTTCCAGCCGCCGGTCGCACCCTTCCGTCAGCAGCGCGATCGTTCCCGGCTCCACCACGAAGTGCGGCGCGTCGGCCAGCGTCACGCTGCCCGCATCATTGTCGATGACCGCCTGCACCGTCCCGCAATTGGGCCCCGTCAGCCAGCGCAGGCTGCCATAGCCATAGACGCCAGCTACAAGGCCCGTCGCGCTCACCACCGCATCATCCACGCCAGTCACCGTCACCAGCTTCCGCCGCCCCGCCAGGTCCACGCGGCACTGCCCGTCGCCCAGATGCGCCCGGCAATCGGGCGAGGTAGACGGCGCGACCGGCCCTTTCAGCGCAGCCATCGCCCCCACCAGTTCCGCCGTGAAAGCGCCGCCCCGGCAGGTCACGCCGCCGATCTCGCCCCGCGCCAGCAACAGCCACATCTCGCCGGGCGCTTCCCATTCCGTCAGCCGCAATTCCAGCGCCGCGCCGTCCCAGCGGCCCGCCATCAGGTCGCGCTCGCTGATCGCATCCGCCACCAGCGCGCCCGCCACATCGGTATCGCTGCCCTCCGCCGTGATCCGGCTGTGGATCGCGGACGGCATCATCCCCGGCGCGGCGCGATAGCGGACATGGCCGATCTCCAGGTCCCGGTCATGGCTGGTCAGCCCGATGGTGACGCCGTCGCGCCGCTCCAGCCGCCAGCAAAAGGCCAGCGTGGCGAGCGGCCTGTCCAATCCCTCCAGCCCGCTCATTCCCTGATCTCCACCAGCGGCACCGAAGGCGCTTCGCCCGCGGCAAAGGTCGCGCGGTTGATGTCCAGCCGGTCCTCGGCAAAGCGCACCGGCACATCGAAACGGAACCCCGCCGTCACCACCGCGCCGGGCGCTGGCGCGGCATCGAAAGCGATGACGCCCAGCCCCGCATGGCTCCACCCGCCCGACAGTTCCACGCCATTCACGGCAACCCTGATGCTTCCCGGCACCGGCCGCGTGATCCGCCGCGTCTGCGCGTCCTCCCCGCCGCCATAATGGCGCTGCAAGGGGAACTCGGCGCGCACGCCATCGCCGATGCCCAGCCGCTGGTCTATAGCGCTCGGCGCTTGCCCGATCGCGCAACTGCGATCGTCATAGGGATCGGTCAGGCGAAAGCCCCGTGCCGCACCCCGCCGCGCACGGAAAAAGGCGATCAGCGCGGCGATATCCGCCTCCGACCGTACCCCCGGCCCGGCATCGAACGACAACCGCGCATCGGCCCAGTCGCTGCTGCGCCGCTCATGCCCTGACGGGCTCTCGACGATCTGCGTCGAAAATGCGGGCGACAGGCTGGCCTCGCGCCCAATGCTCAAAGGAAAAGCCACATCGTCAAAGGCTTGCATGTCTTCGTCCCCCTGAAGTCTGAAGCAGGTGAAGCCGTCCCGCGCCACCTGCGGCAGCGCCCAGACAAAGGTCGCGGCGGTCCCGCGCCGCACCGCCGCCTCCGCCGCATCGGCGATCCTGCGCCACTGCACCGCCTGACTGGGCAACAGCACGAAGCCGGAAAAATAATGCTGCTCCGCGACCGGATAGCCCAGCCGCGCTGTCGCAAGCGCGACGCCCTTGTCCGTCAGGCTCCGCCGCCCTTCGGTCACCCAGTCATAATCTTCCAGTTGCAGCACATCGAACGCAGGATATGCCCATCCCACGGGCATGTTCGCCCGCTTGGCCTCCGGCGCGAGCGGGTCGAGCACGGTCGGCAGATAGGCCAGCAGATGCGTCACCGCGCCCGGCGCGACCCCCTTGACCCATGCGCACAGCGCCGCCGTCGAAGCCGCCAGCACCGCGCCCGCCTGATCCAGCAGCGCTTTCTGCGCGGCGGTCAGCGTCCCTCGCACATCGGGGATGGACACCGGGCTGCCCCCGAACGCCGCCCGCGCCGCATCGTCATACAGGCAGATGCGGCCATCGCCCATCACCCACCACCATGGCTCGCCGACCTGGAACTTGACGGTCAGGCCCGCCGCCAGCGCGATGGAAACAAAGGCGCCCGCCACCAGCCGCAAATAGCTCATCGCCCCGTCATGCGCTGGCGACAGCAATGTCGAAGGCGGCGACCAGCCGGTCAGCGCGGGCGCGCCATTTTCCGCCCGCTGCTTCCAGTCGTTCCAGCAATGCGCGTCGAACAGCTCGTAGGACAGAGACCAGATGATCCCCATCCCCATCGCCCTGGCCCGCCGCGCGAAATCGGCGTGCCAGGCCGTGCATGGCGCATTCAGCACGCCGCCCGCCAGACTCACATAATGGCCGTCGCCCAGCGGTTCGAGCCGGAAATAATGGCTCATGCCGACATAATGGTTGATGTCGCCGCGATAGCCCAGCGCATGGATGGACGCGACGATCCGCTCCGGCGTCTGGTTGAAACAGTCGTCATAACCCGTCGCCATCGACAGCCCATGTTCGGGCACCATGACGTCGCCAACCTTCAGCACGCTTCCCGCGCCGTCGCAGCTCATGCCGCTGATCTCGGCCCATCCCTCCACCGCCGCGCCGAAGGGCGTCGACCCCGCGTCATAGCCGGGCGGAGCGATGGAAATGAACATCCGGTCGACATCCCCGGCCCACACCGGATCAGCCTCGCCGGGCAGCAGGAATCCGCCGTCCAGATCGGCAAAGTCCAGCGTGACCCGCGCATCCTCCGGCGATCCATCGGCATAGTTCCACAGCCGCACATACCAGGATCGCGCTTGCCCCGCCTCGTCCCTGCCCTCGATCGTCAGCGTGGGCCCGTGCGTCTCGTCCAGCCGCCTCAGCCCCCCGCTGCGCCAGCGGAACCGCAGCACGCACTGGCGGAAGTCCCTCGCCGTTTCATAGGCCAGCAGCGGATGGCTCCATTTGTCCTCCGCTTCCCAGATCAGCCCCGCCAGATCGCCCGATCCATAGAAAACGGCGTCCACCCGCAGCGCGTCGGCGGCCGTGGTGACGACGCTCGCCATCATCGGGCGCGGGAAATTGACGGTCCAGCAGGCCGGGGCGAAACGCTTCATGAAGCGCGTCTCCTGCCCCCGCCTCTTGTCCGCCAGCCAGTAATCCAGTCCGCTCATGCGTTCAGCGCCCCCCTGACCGTCCGCGCCACCTGCCGCGCGCTGCGCGCCAGCAGCCGGTGCGCCTCCTGCCCCTCGCCCCGGCCAGCGACCGCGATGCTGACCCGCACCTCGCGCGCGCCTCCGCCGCCGTTCGGCACCACCTGTCCGCTCGCGGTCGGCACGAACATTTCGGGCCCGCGCTCGCCGACCATATAGGCCCGCCCCGGCGCCACTGGCCCGCCCGTCGCCCGCCCAGGCAGCCCCAGCGCCGCCGAAGCCAGGTTCAGCAGCGCGCCGCCCGTCCCGCCGATGCTCCCTGCTGCCGATCTGACCGCGGCCGACGCAATGTCCTCCAGCACCGCCGAAGCGACGTGCTTCAACTCCTCAAAGCCGAACCGCCCCGAACGCACCGCCCGCAACAGCCCCTGCTCGATCCGCCGCCCGGCCCGCTCCGCGCCGCTTGCCAGCGGCCCTTCCATCTCCCCGCGCATCGCCTCCACGTCGCGCGACAATCCTTGCGTATCCGCGCGCACCCGCACGACCAGCGTCTCTATTTCCTCGTCCATCCCGCCCCTCCACACATAAAAAGCCCCTCCCCGTCAGGGAGGGGTCGGGGAAGCCTGCCCCTCCCCAACCCTGCCTCCGTTCGTTTCGAGCGAAGCCGGGAACATGCCCGCCACCCCCGGAACAAGCAGGGGTCAATCCGGCATCATCGCCTTCAACCGCTCCAGTTCCCCCGCATCCATCGCGGCCTCGGCCTCATCCTCCCCCCGCGCCGCGCGCAGCACCGCCTCCAGCTCCACCGGCGTGGAGCGCCAGAACTCGTCCGGCCGCCAGCCCAGCAGCCATCCCGCGACGCCCGCCAGCCGCGCCGCTGTTTTGAAGAAGCTCATCGTCCCCCCAAAATCTGCCTGAGTATCCCGCGCAGCACCGGCGACAGCTTCGCCAGCCCCATCTCGACGATCGCCTCGCCCAGCCTTTCGCGCGTCAGCCCTTGCGGCGGGTCGGCGAGGCAGTGCCAGAACAGCGCCGCCATGTCGGACAGCGACAGCCTGCCGTCCGCGGCCCTGTCCACCAGTTCGAACAGCGGCCCCAGTTCCTCTTCCGCCGCCACCAGCGCGGCAAAGCTCGGCCGCAGCCTCACCGTCTCGCCCGCCAGTTCCAGCGCGGCCTCGCCCCTCGCGCCATTGGGCACAGGATTGGGGCCGCTCATTCCGACACCACCGGGCCGGAGCTTTCCAGGCTCAGCGCATAGTTGCGCTCGCCATTATAATCCCCGGCATAGTCGAGGCGCGTCACCAGAAAGCGGCCGCGCATCCGCTCGCCGCTTTCGAAGCTCAGTTCATAATGTTCGATGGTGCCGGACAGCGCATGGTTGCGGATGCGCACCTCGGCCGCCGATCCGGTGAAGATTCCCGCCGCCGACACGCTGACCGACCGCACCCCCGCGCCGGACAGCAATTCGCGCCACCCGCCGGAATCCTTGCTGGTGACGTTCACCGCCTCGCCATTCACCGATAGCTGCGTGGTGCGCATCCCCGCCACCGTCGCATAAGCGGGCGGGCTGCCGCCATCGCCCACCTTCAATAGAAATGCGCTTCCTTTTTCTACGCCCATGGAGCATTCTCCTGTAAGATAAACCGTGTAAGATTCGCGATTGAGAGAGGTTCGAATGCTTGGCGCACTTCCCCTCATCATGCTGCTGGCGGCACCCCAATCGGGCGACGCCGTGGGCGCTGGCCGCAAGGCGTTCTCGCAATGCCTGTCCGCCCAGATTCAGCCCGCGCTCGACCAGAAGATGACGCTTGGATCCTTCCAGTCAGCGCTGAAGGCAAAGTGCGGCGACAAGGAAGCGGCCTTCCGCGCCGCCGTCGTCGCCGATGATAAGGCCAGCGGCATGTCCGACAAGGACGCGCAGTCCGATGCGGACGATCAGGTCGCCGAATATGTCGACAAGATCACCAGCGAGTTCGAAGACTATTCAAACGGCGGCTGACGCCACCCGCACCCGGTAGTCGGCAATGGCGCGCCAGCCATCGCCATCCCGCGCGCCCGTCCGCATCAATCGCGACCGGATCAGCCGCGCGCCGGCCACCCGCCATTCTTCACCCGCCATATCCAGCGCCTGCATGACAGCCTCGACCCGCGCCAGCATCCCCGCGATCCGATCCGTCCTGTCCCCGGCGTCGAACAGGCTGACGGTCAGCCGCACCTCGCGCCCGTCCACCCCCTTCGCGCCCCAATCGCTGGCGATGCACTCCCCCATCACCGCATAGGGCGGGGCAGCGCGCCCCGGCTGCCCGTCATACAGGCCGTTCAGCACGTCCATCAGCCCGGCATCCGCTCTCAGGGCGTCGATCACCGCCGCCCGCACCCTCACTTCCGCGCTCATCCCCGTCCCCTCCCCGCCTCGCGCAAGCCAAGGCTGTTCATCCAGCGGCGCATGAGCGCAGGCCCGCTCAACCGCACCGTCTCGCCCTCGATCGCCGTCTCTTCGACGCCAGCATCGGCCGCCGCCCGCGCCACCTCCTCGCGCCGCCGCGCCGCCCGCTCCTCCGCCAGCCGCGCCAGCCGCCGCAGCGATGCCCCGCTCATGCCAGCCGCATCCGCCGCCACGGCCGCCACAGCGCGCTCACCACGGCGGGCGGAGAAGGCACGTCGCCGCCCCGCGCCGCGAAATGCTCGGCCGCCAGCCGCACGATCCCCTGCCTGATCGGATCGGGCAGACCCTCCGGCTCCGCTGCCAGCCCGGCGCGGTAACGCACCGCCAGCACCCGCCGTCCGGCCAGCGGCGCGGCCCGCACCCATCCATCGCCCGCCGCGTCGATGTCCACCGCATAGCGATCCACCGGCAGCGCCTCGCCAGCGCCATCCGGCCCCACCGCCTCGACCCCCAGCACCGCGACCACCGGCCGCGCCGCCAGCCGCTGCCAGCTTCCGTCCGCCCGCACCGTCTCGCGCGCGCCGCCGATCATCAGCCACTGGCCGGTGAACTGCTCGCACAGCCCCGTCGCGCCCAGCAGCAGCGCGTGCAGCAACCGATCCTCGCGCTCCCCCGTGATCCGCAGATATTCCTTCAATTCGGCGAGGGGCGCGCCCGGCGCCCCCGCCTCTTCCCGCACCAGCACCATCGCCCCTCCAGAGGAAAAAAGGGGGCGTCCGCAAAGACGCCCCCAAAAGCGCCCGGCAACAGCTTCGCCGGGCAAGTCGCACCTGACGGCCTCAGGAAGCGGCGAATTTCATCAGCTTGATCGCCTCGGAATTGGCGACCGCGCCGCCGATGCGCTTCACGGCATAGAAGTGCACGAACGGCTTGTTGCTGAACGGGTCGCGCAGGATGCTGGTCTCGCTGCGCTCCGAGATCACATAGCCCGCCCTGAAGTTGCCGAAGGCGATCGACAGGCTGCCCGCCGCGATATCGGGCATGTCCTCGGCTTCCACCACCGGATAGCCCAGCAGCGTCGCAGGCTGTCCAGCGGCCAGCGACGGCTGCCAGATGAACACGCCATCGCTCGTCTTCATCTTGCGGATGGCGCTCAGCGTCGCGGAGTTCATCACGAAGCACGCCCCCTGGCGATAGGGCGCGCGCAGGCTCTGCACCAGGTCGATCAGCTTGTCCTGCGGGCTCACCGCCGCAAAGCCCGCCGCCGCGCCCGACGCCACATATTGCAGCGATCCGAACGCGCGCACCCCGTCCGCCTCGTTGGTCGCGGCATAGGTCAGGAAGCCCTTGGGCTTGTTCGTGCCATTGCCGTTGACGAACGCCGCGCCCTCGGCCGCCGCGAACTCGCGGGCGATCTCGCCTGCCAGCCATGCTTCCACGTCGAACTGCACATCGTCCAGCATCGCCTGGCTCGCCGCCGGATTGGCGTACAGCTCGCCCGATGGCGGGACGATCTCGTTGAAGCTAGGCGTCGCCGTCTCCGCCCGCGCACCCGTCTCGCTCGCCCAGCCCGACACGATGCCGCCCGACGTCACCAGCTTGCGGTAACCGGCGGTTCCCGTGCGCACCACATTGGCGATCGAACGGATCGGCGAGATGGCCTTCAACGTGCCGTCGATGATCTGGTCGATCTCGCGCGGCACCGCATAGCCGCCCGCCGCATTGCTCGCCCCCGAAAAGCTCTTGAGCTCAACGCCCGCTTCCATGCCCTGGCGCAGATAGCGGTCGACGAAGGCCGCCCGATGCGGATCAACGGCGCCACCCTTCACCCCGTCCAGCGCCGGACGCTGCTGCGCCAGCAACGCCCCTTTCAGCGCCGCGATCTCCCCCTCCATCGCCTCGATCCGCTCCCCCTGCGCCACCGCTTCAAAGCTCGCTTCCAACTGATCCGTCATCCGTCACTCCCACAAAAAAGGCGGCCCAACCGGACCGCCCGAAAAATCAAAAATCGTCGCCATCTTCAAAAGAAGGGCAGATACGGTCTTGATCTAACCCTCAGCCAAAGTTGAGGAACCAAGCCAATCCTAGCTGCGGGGACACTACGACCATCGCTTCTCCATGATTGATGATCTTAACCCAGCTACCAGGCTCGCTGAGCGCATGTTCGTAAGCCTCCACGAGGCGATAACGCCTTGCCTTCGCCGACGCGCAATCCGTCGCGTGAAGCGCGTAAAGCGTGATCTCGCTTCCATCCGGCCCGAGGTCCGCATACTGGCCATCCCGAATGGTGATGGGGGTCTGCCGCCATTCAGCGGGCAACTTGCCTCCCCACAAAAACGAGTACCGCGCTTTGTCGGAAATCCGGTAAGCTCCGAACGAACATCCCTCGCGTAAGTCGAAGGTTGAACCGAACGCCAGAACGTCAGACCATTCTATTTCCTTCGGCAATGCCCCACGCGGACCTCGCCAGCTTAGATAGCCACAGAAACCCAGCGGAAGGACAAGCAGCGAAACAAAAAAAGTTAAACAGCCATATTTAAGTACACGCTTGCCGCCACTCATGATCACGCCTCCATTCGCCGGGCAGGAGTAAAGCCAGGAAGTTAAGGCATCACTCCACCGCAATCACCCGCGCCAGCGGCTGCATCGGATGCGTCACCACGCTCACCTCCACCACTTCCAGCGCCAGCAATTCGCGCGGGGCCGCCCCGCGCGCCTCCCGCACGCGATAGCCAAAGGACAGCCCGTCCACCGCCCTGTCGCGCAACGCCTGCGCCGCTTCCCGCCCGGCGGCGGTGCGCCCCGACACCCGCCCGATCACCCGCAGCCCGCGCGCATCCTCCTCGATCCGCTCGACCGTGCCGATCGCCTCGCCCGGCCGATGCTGCCACAGCAGCGGCACGCCAGCAGCAACGCCCGCAAAAGCGCCCGCCCGCACCACATCCCCGCCCCGGTCCACCCGGTCGAACACCGCCGCATATCCGGCAAAGCGCAAATCAACATCGGGCGCCCCTCCGCTCATGCCCGGATCATCCCCAGCAGCCCCGCCTTCACCGCCACGCCCAGCAGCACCAGCGCCATCACGATCCGCACCGCCCATCCCACGACAGCGCCCCGCGCCGCCTTCTTCGCGTCGCGCCAGGCGGACAGCAGTTCGCGCAATTCCCGCACATCCCCTTCCGCTCCCCGATCCGCCAGCCCCAGCCGCTCCAGCGCCCGCCCCGCGCCAAGCTCGCTCGCCTCCTCGATCAGGGCGCGGACCATCACCATGTCCATCTGCCCCGGCACGCCTTCGGCCTGCGCCACCAGCCGCGCCAGCATCTCGCCATCATATTTCATCGGCCCCACTCCACTCATTCACGCGGCGCAGAGACAAAAAAGGCCGCCAAAGGCAGCCCCAAAAACCCTCCGCGCCCTCTGCGCCTCTGCGCGAACCTCACATCCCCAACATCGCCTTCTTCTCTTCCGCCGACAGGAAATCCGCCCCGGCCACCCGGTCCCATAAGGCCGTCCGCTCCTCCGACAGCGCGGGCACGGCATCCAGATCGGGCGTCAAACTCAACCCCGGCCACCAGCTACCCAGCCCCTGCGCCAGTCCCCCGCAAATCTTGTTCAGCAGCGGCAGGATCGTCTGCCGCCACAGCGCCTTGTTCGCTTCGCGATAATTGGCATAGCTATTGTCGCCCGGCAGGCCCATCAGCATCGGCGGCACGCCGAACGCCAGCGCGATCTCCCGCGCGGCCGCCGCTTTCAGCCCCACGAAATCCATCTCCGCAGGGGTCAGGCTCATCGCCTTCCAATCCAGCCCGCCTTCCAGCAGCATCGGCCGTCCCGCATTGGCCGCGCCGGAAAAGGCCACCTCCATCTCGCGCTTCACCCGCTCGAACTGCTCCGGGCTCATCACCGACCCGTCGCCCGGATCATAGACCATCGCGCCCGACGGCCGCGCCGCATTGTCCAACAGCGCCTTGTTCCACACCGTCGCCGCATTGTGGATGGCGACCGCCCCGGCCGCCGCGCCCGCGCAGCCCAGCCCATAATGATCGTCCAGCGGATTGAGCGCCTTCAAGTGGATGATGCTCGTCCGCCCCGCCGCGTCTTCCGGCAGCAGGCGCGTCACACTGTCGCCCACGCGATAGAGATAGGCGGCGGGCCATCCGCGCGCGTCCGCCTCCACGCTCACCCGTTCTGGCCGCAGCGCGTAAAGTTCGGCGGGCCTGCCGTCCGCGCCCGCCAATATCTGGACATAGCCATTGCCGTGCAGCAGCAAATGGCTCGCCAGCACCTCCACCAGCGCCTGTCCGCTTGAACAGCGCGTCACCAGCGAAAGCGCCCGCGCGCCCTCCTCCAGCTCGACCCCGCTTGCCGTCAGCGCGGTCGCGCCCGCCCCTTCCGACACCAGCCGCAACGCGCGCTGCGCCACGGGATTGCCGATCACGCCCGACCGTAGCTGCGCCTCATAGGAGGCTGGCCATTCCCCCAGCGCCACCGCGCCCGAACCCCAGGCGCGCGCCAGCACCGGCCGCGCGGAAGCCCGCGCCGCCTTCGTCCCGAAAAACTTCATGAAAGCACCCCGCACAAAAAATCCCCTCCCGTTCGGAAGGGGAGAGGATCAAGAAACCAGCGGCGTTCAACCGCCCGGCTTTACATAATAAGCCCGATCGGGCTGAACATGGTCTGGGCTGGATCGCCCATGCCCGTCAGGGCTGAACCACCCCACAGCCGTTCGGGCTGGATCAACCACGGCCGTTCCGGCTGAACCACCCCGCACCCGTTGGGGCTGAGCCACCCATATCCGTTCGGGCTGAGCCTGTCGAAGCCCACCCCTGAGCCTGTCGAAGGGCCTTCCCTCTCAAGAGAAGACTGACCCTTCCTCCTTACGGATTACGCGCCAAAATCCGGTCACAGGTCGAATTTGTACCCTCGCTCTTCCCGATCACCCGCCCGGCCACGGCGCCCGCCGCACCCGCCAGCAGGGACTCGCCCAGATTTCCGCCCGCCAGAGCGCCCACGCCAGCGCCGCCCGCAGCGCCGATCACCGTCCCGCGATCCCGGCCCTTCTTCGCCTGCAACAGGCAATAGCGCACATCGTCGCGGTCGCGCGGCGCGGCCCTCGCCACCCGCGCGCGCTCCTTGCTGCTCAGCGACGCTGCCATGACCGGCGAGGCGGCGACCGTTACGCCAGCGGCTATCATCATGATTTTGGCCAGCTTCATGACCGATACTCCTTCCGAAATTGACTTGCGCTAATACGCCGCCCCTGCGCCGGGGTTCCTCACACGCTGCGCACGCGCGCATCCCCGCGCCGTCCCAGCATCAGTTCGGTCAGCGCCCACACCAGCGCGTCCGCGCGGTCGGGCGACCGCCCCGGACCCACATAGCCGCCCCCTGCCACCAGCCCGCACATCTGGTCTTCCAATTGCCAGAAGGCGCCCAGATGCAGCACGCGCCCCGCTTCATACAGCGCCGCCACGGGTTCCGCCCGCGCCGCCTTGCCCCGGCTGGCATGGACCAGCCGCACCGGCAGCGCCGCCTCCGCCGCGCGCAGCACGCTTTCCACCATCGCCCCGCCATTATTGGCCTCCGCCACCACGCGGTCGGCCCCATGCGCTACCGCAGCCGCCGCCACCGCGCGGGCCCAGCCTTCCGGCGTCGCCTTCTCCACGCTCGCGTCAGCGATCACATAGGCGCGCCCGTCCTGCCCCAGCCCGGCAACCACGATCCCGCAAGCGTCGCCCGTCGCCGAAGCGGGCGGGTCGACCGCCACCACCACGCGCGCCAGCGGACCCGCGCCATCCTCTCCGGCAGGCACATGCCGCGCCCGGCACCGCTCCAGCAAGGCGCGGTTCCACAGCGCGCCTTCGACATCCACGATCAGCTCGCCTTCCAGTTCCTGCCGCCCCAGCCGCGTGTCGCCATAGCTGCGCTCCATCGCCGCGATGAAGCCTTCGGCCAGGTTCGCGCCATTGTCCGCCGTCCGCCCCCGCGTCACGGCCACGTCCGCCCCATCCAGCGCCACCAGCCTGCGGACCAGCGGCACCGGGCGCGGAGTCGTCGTCGCCAGCACGCGCGGCGCGCGGCCCAGCCGCATCCCCATCATCAGATTGTCCCACGCCGCTTCCCCGCCTGCCCATTTGGCGATCTCGTCCGCCCAGCCATGGCTGAACTGCGGACCGCGCAGCGTTTCCGGGTCGGCCGCGCCGAACAGGATCGCCATCGCGCCATTGGGCCAGATCAGCCGCCGCAGCGCTGGCGAAAAGGCAGGCCGGTTCCACCAGGGCGCGATCGCCAGCAATCCCGAAGGCCCCTCCACCATCACCGACCGCGCCTCGCCCAGCGTCGCCCCGACCAGCGCGATCCGCGCGCCGCCGTCGCCTTCCGCTATGGCGCGCACCCATTCGGCCCCCGCGCGCGTCTTGCCAAAGCCGCGCCCCGCCATCATCAGCCAGATCCGCCACGCCCCCTCCGGCGCAAGCTGCTCCGGCCGCGCGGTCCAGCTCCAGTCATGCGCCAGCGCCTGCGCCGCCGCATCGTCCAGCCCGGCCAGTATCCGCTCCCGCGTTTCCGAGGACAGCAAGGCCAGCCGTTCGAAATCCGAAGTCCCACCCATAGCTCCGCCTTTCCCGCCCGCCACGATGCGGCAACGGATGGAAGTGATTCACTTCAAAGTTGATCTATATGGCCGCCCGCCCCCGCCGCCGATGCTGACGCGTCCGGCAGGCAGCGCCGGTCTCGAACCGGGCCGGTGCGGGCAAGGGCCGCCCCATCCGCCATGCCGCTGCGCCGCCGCACCTCCTCCAGCGCCGCGCGCAGCCGCGCCACCGCATCCTCGCCATCGGGCCTGTCCGTCTCATGGGCGGCGCGCGTCTCCGCGACCCTGCGCGCATAGGCCGCCAGCAGCCGCATCGCCACCATATGCGGATGGCCGCGCTTCACCTTGCGGCTTTTCACCGTCCCCTCGGCGTCCAGCACCACCTCTTCCTGCTCGCTGCCGAACAGCGCCTGCCGCAGCATCAGCGCCTCCAGTTCCGCATAGCCGATGCTCAGCGCCTGCTCCCATTCCCGCGCAAATCCCGGATCGCGCCGCTTGAGCTGATAGGCGCCCGACAGGTTCCGCCCCGCCACCCGCGCCGCCTCGCTGACATTGCAGGTCGCCGCCAGCGTTTCCAGGAAGGTCTTGCGCCGCTTGTCCGTCCATCCGTCCTTGCGCACCGCCCGCATCTGCGCGCCCGCCCCGCCGCCGCAAAGCTGCCCCCGCTGCACCTTCATCTCCCTGCCCTTGCCCGCGCTCGCCCGCCCGCTGAAGCGGCGCACGCCGCCTTCGCCCTTCTCCTGCAC